CTGTGCCAGTTTAGCAACAGCAACCATATCCAGATTATCATCATATAATGCAATTGTAGTTATATATGGTGCTAAAAAAGAACCGGTTGGGTCTATTGAACCACTATATAAATAATCATCAAAACTACCCATTTTAGTTGTATCTAAGTTAGAAATATACGGGAATCTAGAATTTCGTATTAATCTAGTGCCAGGCTCGTAATAAGAAATATCAACACTCCCAGTACCTCTTAATCCAGCACTTGCATTACTTACGTTTATAATTTTTGTAGAATTTCCAATTTCGTAAACTGCACTAGGATTTTGTGAAACATTAAATTCGTTTTCTAATACCGATACAAATATTTCGTTTTCATATATAGTTTGCGTTGAACGATATTCTAACGTAAAATTAGTCATTACCGAACCACTAAGTATATCTCTAGTTAATACAATTGTTCCTCTATCGTAAAAAATATTACCTGCTACATTACTTCCAGAATCTAATAAGTTTGAAAAACTATCATCAGTATAAACTTTTTGAGTTTGTTCATCTTCTAATCTTACACTACCTATTTTTATACCTTCTCCTACATATCTCTGTGGTATTGATATTACAACCAACTCATTACCCAATACTCTTTCATTATTGGATGCATATGAATGTCTTTTACCAACTTCGGTTAATATAGAAGCGGTGGAAGAATTTCTATAAAACTGAGATTTAATTGATGTGTATATTACATTTTTGTTATACCCATGACTCGTTTCCCCGTTTTCAACATCAACAAGTCCTGTTATGGTTTCGCCAAATATAGGTTTTACATCGTTTTCATCCAATGTCCATTCTTTATAAACCTTTATCGGTCTAACTATAATATCCGATTTTGGTATTTCTTTTAACATTTATTTCTTTTGATTTTATATAAATATTTGATAAATGAAAAACCCCCTGTAAAAGGGGGCTTCACTTATTATCTAAAAATTAATTAGAATGATAATTTAACTTTAATCAGTACTTCTTTATCAAACGATTTAACAATTGGTTGAGAAGTTTTGGCAACCGCTAACAATTCATTCGAATCATTTAACAATCCTACGGTTGTGATATAAGTTTGTGGGTCAGTTTCAAATGAAGATTCTGTAAAGAATCCATCGGAATCAATATATGTAGGGTTGTTAGAGTAGTTGAACTCTCTATTATTAGCTCTTACAAAATAATGTTGTGTTGATATTCTTTCAGTTCTTCTTGCTTCAAAATCACCACCAGCTTTAATTGCGTAATATAATCTTTTTTGATTATATTGCTCAGCTGCGGTTGAGTACGATGGTGTAAGTGTACCTACGGTTTGGAATGCTTCATTCCATACGTTACCAATCTTATTACCGATTGCTGCTGGATTTAATACTATAATACCTCTATCTGGATAGAACAATCCATATCCTAAACCATTCGATGCAGTATATGAATTAATTGTAGTATCCGATTGAGTTCCTAAATTCAAAGCTCCTTCTGCTACTTTGAACACTCTACCAGCTTTTCCTAAAGTATCACCAAATTTCTTACCACTATCATCTACAAACGTTACCAATCCATTAGAACCAGAAACTGCTAATGACCAGTTACCTGCATCCATTTCTTCTCTATATCTTGCTCTATTTACGTTGATAACATATACATCATTTGTTTCAATTGCAACTCCTGCGCTATTTTCAAATTTGAATTTTGCGGTTGGGTCATCTAATAATAAAGTTCTATATTGTGCGTAAGTTGCTTTAGTAGCTTGCTTCGAATCATCATTTTGTGATAATAACATAGAACCACTTCCATCAACGTGTCCATACGCTATTGCGTATTGTGCTTCTGCTGAAGATGATATTTGTGGATTATAACTATATACGTTATAGTAATATTCCGCACTTGCTTCAACAACTTGCTCAGAAGATGTGAAGAATGTAGTCATTGAACCCGCATCACCACTCCAAATTCCAGTAGTTACAATTTCAATTTTTGCATCTACTCTATCGAATTGACCAAATTTTTTGAATATACCTGTTGTAGCCCCAACTCCGGTAACAATTTGTTCCGCTGGTTGTAGTCCTGAGTTTACTATTTGTACCAATCTATTTACATCAACAGTACCGGCCGCGGCTAAACTTCGTATCTGTTCGGTAATAATTGGGTCATTTATTGTTGCCATATTTTATATTATTTTTTTATCTTTATACTTGTCTATATGTAATTGTTACAGGGATAGTTTGAGAACCACCGGTTTCATTACCATAAACTGTAATTGTTGTTGATACTCCAAATGTTAATTGACCATTCGGTGTAAACTCAAACGCTAATCCGGTAACAACTTGTGCTGTTGCCGCTACTTCTTCTCCTAAGAATGGTGGAATTGTTGCTGCAGATGTTGCGTTTCTAGTAGCTCTTAACGTTCCAGCATTTCTATCAGCTAATACCATAGTATATCCCGCATTTGCATTTCCAGCAGGTGAAGTTGTTGGTATTAATCCCACAGCACCTTCATATTGATATGCAGATACTGAACTAATTCCAAAACTTACAACAGGAATTTGTGTAGTTCCTTTTGGAAGTGTTACTAGTTTATATCTCAAAGCCTGTGTTTCATCTGAAGTAGCTTCCGTAATAGGAATAGCTCTAATTGCAGAATCATAATATGCAGAACCTTTTGGATGCGCTGGTTCATAAAGCGTATAATCTATCTCATCATCCCCCAAAGCGAATTTGGAAATGTCAAGTCTTTGGCCAGATGCCAATTTTTGTCTACCTTTTTTGGTAAGAATAGCATCTACCGTAATCGATGTATTGTCTAAATATCCCATTTTAATTTGTTTTTATTCTATATTCTATAAATATAACTATTTAGTTTTTTCAAATTAGTCAACCTCAAGTATTGGTTCACCACTACCTCTACCTGTCTTAGCCACTCTAAGAATGTTAGGATTGGTAATAAATGTTTCAACCGGGTCTAATCCGTCCGGTGTGGTTGTAGAATCCTGTAAAGACCCTTTGAAGAATGAACGTTGCATACCTTCCGATAAATTATTCACAAATTTATAGTGAGTAGGAAAATATCCATCTAATGCTATTACCTCAATTGTATTTGAACCATATGTAATACTTCCACTAAAAGGTAGAAGTGATACTTTTGTTTCATATTGTGGAACTAATTTATTTTCATATCTAACTGGACCAGAACCAGTTGGGTATCCACTTACTTGTGTTGATACTTTTTTATATCTTCTTTCCGTAACCGCGTATATGTTTTGTCTACTAGACGTATAATTACCAAATATATCATAATATTTGAATATACCAACTCCTCTTTCACCATACAATCCAAATCCTAAATTTGATAATGAATTTTTATCCATTCCAATTGCTTCAAATGTAAATGAATCCGCTTCACCCGTCAAACTACTACCCGTTGGTACTTGTATCGATGCTTCGTAAAACGGTGCAGTTGCTTCAAACAATTCCGTTTTGATAGGATTTATAATTGTTTCGTATGATACATTATCACTATCTAAATCAAAATTTATTACGTCTAATTGAGTTTCATAATCGTTTCTATTTGATGATAATTCAGTATCTTCTAATACATCCAATACACCAGTGCGTACATTGTACGATGAAATTATATCTATATTATCTCTGGTATCAATGTTTGATTCTTTATAAAAATTCTCAGCTGTTGGTTTTGTAAATTTAATTTTATTTCTTTCCAAATAATGCGGTTCTATTAATAACCCTTTAGAAACTTTTGCTCTTGCAGGTGTTAAATCTGCCAATACATCGAATAAAGATTTATCAATATATTTTACCAAATTAATATATTCGTAAATGTTTCTATCCAATCTATCGAAATAATATTCTCTTAAATCTTTAAGCTCTGAGTAATTATCTTTAAACTCATCTGACGGGTCACCAATATAGTTATCGATATTAAAATCACCAAATGCTTTTAATATATCCATATTCAACTCCTTAATTGGAGAGAAGAATAATCCCAAACGAGATGAATCAATAGGAGCTCTATCAAACGATTTTTTAGTTGCTCTCGTTTTATATGATAAATCAGTTACTAATGTTTGTTCTTCAAATCTTATTTTATTTGAATAACTTAATCCCATAGATGGTACGGTAGCAGTTACAGTTCTATCATATGGTACATATTGATATGGATATGTTGGAGCCGAATACATATTACTTGCCGATGCAAATGGTTCACCATATGTTTCGTTAATAGCTACGTTTTTAATTCCAATATCAGCAACTCTATCTTTTGGATATTCAAAATCTAAACGGAATAATAAATCAGCAGTTGATGCCGTATATGAGTTACCATTTATAGCATCCGGATGTAAAGCGTGGTTTTGAAATTTAGATGGTTGCAAAGGAACTCTCCATAAACGAAACTCATCCACCATACCATCAAAATCATTACCAATTGATAATTGAGAACCACTCCAATCACTTGGTGATGCCAAAATAGACATACTAACATATGTGGTTATTCTTTCACCGTTTGTAGTTGCTAATAAAATTTCATATAAAGAATAACTAGGTCCATAATCATTTTTATTTATTAATATATTACTATATTCTTCAGTTGATAATGGAAAATCTAAAGATGCGGTATTTTGAGATGGTCCCTCCACATAAACAACGGATGCTGTGATGTATTCATTTCCGGAAGATGTTACTTCAAAATAAGGTGAAGTCTGTCCGCTTCCTAAATTAAATTCTAATTTCGCTTTTGAGCCGGTTGTTTGTTGAATATATAATTCAAATGCAGAAGAAGAAATTATATGAGTTGTTTTTACAACATCAGGTTTAATTCTAAATTCTATTGCGTTTGGATATGCACCATTTGTTTCATGCCAAGGAATTAATATTGATGATGATGGTTGTAAATTTATAGCAGCCGTTCTATCATCAAATGTAAATTTAGTAGAACCGTTTTCCGAAGGATTTTGTGGCCCACCAAACTCCATTATCGTCAACATAGATTGTGGAACACCATAACACGCCATTACAGCTTTAAGTGCTCTAGACGTACCTTTATGTTTTAACAAATAAGGTAAGTTATTTAAAATTCTTCTCCAAATTTTATTATTCGCTTCTTCTAAAGACATTGAATACTTTGGAGTTCCATCTTGATATGTACCAAATGCATATTCCCAAAGAAATTGAGAATCATATGCTCGTTTTCCTTTCCATCCTAAAGATTCTAATAGATACCATATTAAAGAATCCGGTACACCTAATTCTGAATTTTCGTTTACATTTTTTAATCTATTAATACCATTAATATAAGACCACAAAATATCAAAGTGTGACCCTATCATATCTAAGAAAAGAATAAATTCAGAATTATCTACATCTCTTGTTATGAATTCAGGTATGTTGTTTACTAAATAGTTTGCGTTGTATTTATCATATTCTGATGCTTCTGCAATTAATGCATTATACCAAGCAATTACAGACGCATCTGTTGTTGGATTTATGACGTATATTTGTCCTCCAAATATAGTAGTTGTTAATGTTTTTGGATACGCTAAATTATTTACCGTACTGTATAACCACTTCTCAAATCCATCAAATCCAGAAAGTAATTCGTTAATTACAATTAATAATTTTTTTGCTTCAGTTCCGCTAACAACAGTTTGATATACAAATGTTTCATATATAACATTAAAAAATCCATCTTCAGTTATTACCTTATACCCATCTTCAGTCAAAATTGGTCCTGGTGGTGGACTATATGTTGGTTGTATTAATTCTTGATACTTTGCAGTGTATTGTTCTAATAACTGCATTTTATAAAAAAAGTTATTTACTTTTTCTTCTGCAGAACCATAGTGTATAAAGTTTTCAAACGTATAGAATGAACTACTTACATATTGTATATTTAATTTAGAAGTATCTATACCATTTGTATCTAAATACTTAACAACAATATCGTTTGAAGTTAAAGAACCACTTGCGGTAAGTTCTTCGAAATATCTATATCCAATACCATTATCGGGATTTAAAGAAAAGTTTGGTCCTTTTAATGGAGGACAAAGGTCTTCATCAATTCCCGTAATTGTTATTGTTTCAACAATAGGATTTGATTGTATTTTAGAAATAAAAACTTGCTGGTTTGGTTGTGTTGCAGTTGATATTGGTTCGTATAATTTTAAAATCAAAGAACCTCTATCTCCAACCCAATTTGAGATTAGTTTATTATCAGCATCTCCTAAATGTAAAAAGTGCGTTAAATGTTTTGAAGTTTCATCCTTAACATCTTTTAAATTAAATTGATTTACAAATGCTTCAGTTAATCTACTGATTGCTACTTCTCTGGGTATTTCTAAATCAGATTTATTCAAAGTAACTGTTATCGATTCTTTTTTTCCGATAACAGGATCTTTACCACTTAAATTATAAGGTATCAAATGCAATGTTATTGCAATTGTATTATCTTGTTCTACATTGTTACCCTCTAATTCATATAATCTTTTAAAATTAAAAGGTTGCGTATTAGCCGGCCCACTATTACGAATCGTTGTTGTATCAACAGGACTTGCTTCTATGAATTTATCACTACCATCTTTATAAATTCTAACCACCGTAGTGTCTATTACATCATACGCAATTTCAAAATCAACATCCAATCCTTTATAGTCTGCACCTTTTATTGTTTTAGGATAAACAATATTTCTAACATCCGGTGTTCCAACATAAATTTCATTTACTACATTTATATATGTTTCAATTGAATTGGAATCTCCACTTTGATTATTTCCTACAAATATTACTTTATATTTTCCTAAGTTTTCAAAAACGTTTACAGGTATTTGAACTAAAAACGGAGATGCAAAAACATCAATTATAGCCTCAAATGATTTATCACCAATAAAATATTTAATCTTTGAAGTATTTTGACTTATATTAATTCCAACACCAAATTTTGCATCACCTGATGTTATAGAATTTTTATTAATTACCTTTTCACCATCATTGTAAAATGAGATTATAGGAACTTCAACCTGTGGAATGAATATTTGTTCTGCAAAAATTGAAACTTTATAATTTCTATCACCTGATATTTTTGTGGTGATTGATTCGAACGGCTGTGTTGCTGTTAATATTTCTTCAACCAACCCTTCACCTTTTACAACTATTTGACGAATTCTATAATTGTTATTATCTTTTGTTGCAAATTCAACCGTTCTTGCCAATTCAGGAAATACTAGTTCTTTTACACTATTAGCTAATATTACTTTTCTATCAGAATCTGCTATTCTTCTAAAACTAATAGCCGCTTCAGCGAATATTGCTTCGATTACATCTGATGGTCCTTCAAATGTTAAATCAATTTTAGGTCTTGTTGTAGTTGTTGTACCCCCACCGGTGTCTCCACCGCGACCAGTATCACCGCCGCCACCAGTATCACCACCAGTATCACCACCAGTATCACCACCGCCAGGTGTACAAATACCTACCTGTGATTTTGAGTATAAATCCTTTCCAATACCGCCCCACGAGTTTTCTTCCGCACAAACTTTAGTAGAAGTGCCAACTGTGGCAGTTTGTATTTGTTGTATTTGTCCATTAGCTCCTTTAAAAGTTATAATACTATCTTCATATTTAGCGGGTATTCCACTTCTAATCACAACGTATTCATAATATACCTTAGTATCATCATCGGGTACTATTACCGATTGCTTTATATCAAATTCAATAGAAAATGCCGTTTCATTTACTATATTTGGAAATTCTACTTGTGTACTTCCTATAAATTTTCTAACTCTAGGTACAAATAATTTTGTTGTAGAATAATATTTTTCAGTTGGTGCTTCGACTATGTTATTAAATAAATCTTGTAGTTTATAACCATAGTTTTGTTTTATGGATTCCAACTGTGCTTCGGAAAAAAATGGATTTAATACTATATCGATTACATATCTCTCATCCGTTTTATACCCATCTTTTGAAATACTAATTGTTTTTTCAGAACCAACAATTTCACTTATTTTAAAAATAAGTTTATTGTTTGTCTGCTTATAAGTTAAATCGCCGTTTACAAGAATATTTGATGTTTGGTTTGCAGATACTGCAATAATAATTTGATAATCATCATTAAGTTCTCCAGATGGCTCTGTGTTAATTGGAATAATAGTATCAGTACCAGGTATGCTTCCGCCACCGCCACCACCGCCCACAGGAGGTCCGCCGCCTAAATTGTCGCTATATAAACTATCATCGGTAAACTCCTGTGATAGGTCATTGCCTGGATCTTCTTTATATTCTCTTGCCATTATTGTATATTTTCTCTTTGAGCCATATCTCTTTCAAAAACTTGCTCTCTACCATACCCACCGCCTCTTTCGAAGTAATCGAACCCACCACCGCCACCAGAGCCGCCGCCAGAGCCGCCACCAAAACCATCACTTCCACTCTGTCCATCACCTGGTGGAGTATAACCACATGATAAAGAATTTGTTTCAACTAATTTTTCATACGTTCCACCAGCACCATTATGATACACCCCATATTGGTCAAATCCAATACATTTATATTCTATTAAAATATCTTTTGCAGGATATGGTGATTCTTTTTCTGCTTCTTTTTTGTATTCTAATTCTTTTCTTGTTAAAATAGCTTTTTGTTGTTCCGCCCTTTCTATTGCAGGAGAAGCGGTATTATATGTTGTAGATGCATCATACGATTGTAGTATCTTATTAACTACATCCTGACTACTATCAGTTTCAGATATTATTGTAGCTGTTGTAGATACATTTGGTTTATATAAATAAAAATTTATAATTTGAACTAATATTTTTTTACAAAGATTTATAATATCATTTTTTGATAATTGTGCTTCTTGTTCCGTTGGTTTATATTTTCCGTAATTTGCATTATTAATATCTGATATTCTATTTTGAAACTCGTATGTAGATGCTTCAATAAATTTAGAATATATTTTACCAGAAAGAACATCTAAGTTTCCGATATTGTATTCTTTTATAAGTTTTTCTACAAAAGAATTTCCATATTTTTGTCCTAAAAAAGAATCAATTATATTTGGATTTATTGCACTTACAGCAGTGTATGCATAGTATTCGGTATCATCTCTAAAATCTCCGTTGTTAATAAAAATATCAAATCTTTCTTGTAATTTTTTATCAACTTTTCCGTCTTTTTTTAATGGTACTAATCTAACTTCAGTTCTAGATGGAGATATTTCTTGAATCCATAATCTATCGTATTCTTTTTCACTTCCAACTCTTTTATTTAGTAAAGTAAATTGTGTTTTAAAAATACCATTATTATATCCCGCTTCTCTTAATAATCTTTCCGCATCAATAAAGTATTCTTTTGGTAAATTATATTGTTGAAATACAGTTCCTTCCGGTATAAGAATATAATCATTTATATTTTGAGAGGTCATTGGGATATATCTAACTAAATTTCCATCGGCTTGTGGTAATTGATTATCATTCACATCATACACAATAAATTCAATGGCATCCTTATCACCAAATCCAAAAAACGATTGCAAATCTCCTTCTTCGAAGATTTTTCTATCGTTTTGTTCAACAAAGTATCCTTTGTTTTTAATGATTTCTTTTATATTCTTAATTGCCATATTCTATTTTTAACCGCTCCATTGATTTCCTCTCATTTTTTGCAATGATACAGGAATGTTTATTGTACCTTTAGGTGATTTAATAATAACATTGCCCTTATATTCGGTATCACCTGTAAATCCAAATCCGGATTTAGGTTTATATCCATCAATCTTACCAGCATTGGTTGATATTGTTATTTTTTTAGTTTCACCCTTACCTAATGTTTGTGAAGATATTGAATTAAATATTCCATTGATTTCGCCATCCTGTGAGAATGTTAGATTAACTACCGCATCGGTAAAGTTCGATACTTCTATTTCAGGACCATTAATCCAGTTACCTCTACCATCATCTTTTGCTCTAGCTCTAAATGTTAAATCAGGGAATTTAGCATCACTTATATTAACAACTTTTGCAGAAAAATCATCAGTTACTTTTGCACCAGCATCTATCTTAGATTGTTTACCATATAATTGTTCTCTAAGATTATCAACCTCTTGTGTTAAAGATTGTACTCTAGCAAATAAAGAAACTCTTTGAATAGATTCTGCGGTTGCTCTTTGAATTGCGTTTTGGAGTTCTACAACCGTACTAGATATTTTTGTTGTAGATTGTTGTGTTTCATTTTGTGCTACTGCCACATTTAATAAACTACCATCTAATTCTACTCTCAAACTTTGAGAAACAATTTCCAATTCTTTTACTTTAGCTCTTAAATCTAAAATACTCTTATTCAATCCTTCAATTGTCACATCTCTTGCGGCAATTTCAGCTAATGCTTCATTATATATAACCCTCAATACGGTATCAGGTAGTTCAGGAGCAGATATTGGTAAAAGTTCAATAATTGTAGTATCAACCGATTTTAATATTTCACCAACATTATATTTTGGTTTTGTTAATTTACCAGTAACAATACCATCTTCATTATCTTTTGCATCAAAAAGGTGTACGCCAAAATTGTTCTTTGTTTTTATAGCCAAAGAACCACTCTGTAATATTTCACTAATCTTACTTTCGTTTTGTAAACCTTTCTTTGTCATTTTAATTTTTTACAATACTAAATGTTATATCATCATCAAAGTATTGAACACCACCGTTCAAATCTACTTTAAATTCAATTTTATATACTCTACCAGCTTCCCAATTTGATAAATTTAAATTTATATAATTACCACTTTCATCGCAACTTATTTTTGAATAATCACCAAATGGTATTATAATATCATTCGATGCAAAATCTCTTATTTGATAATAAGATGATGTTGGTAAATATTTTGTAGTATTATAAGAAAATTTATTAGCAAATGTTTTTAACGGATATAATTCTCTACCAAACAATTTTATTTTTGGAGTTGTACCTATTTTATATTCTTTCTTAAAATTAGTAACACCAACTTTTATATCATCGGCTGTCAATGCTGTTAATGAGCCGGTTACAAATGATTGGTCATCCCAACCTATTCTAATTTTTGGTTGATATATTGTATTTGTTTCTTTACTAAAAACTCTTACTATTCCGTAATCTTGTGTGTTATTTTCTCTAGCATCCGAATGTTTTATTATTAACCCATCATTCGTTATTGAACCACTAATCCAAGCTCTTACCATATTTGTAATATCCATCTGAATATCAGCAGTTTGGTAATTAAATGCCTGAGTTGAACCATATGATGTGTACCAAGTACCACCTGTGCCATTGTTTGGGTTTGAATCCGAACCAGCTTCTAGTGTATTTATTAACCAATCTAATTTACTATCTCCTTCTCTATAATTCCATGTTACACCGGCGGTTGATACGTTATCAAATCTACTACCGATTCCCATTTCCCAGCTTTGAGAAACAGGATACGCATACAATGTATATTCCAATGGTATTTCTTCACTTTGAGTTTCTTTTAAAATTAACTCAGCCTCCTTCATTTGTATTGAACCTTGTGAAAGAGATTGTGATATATATCCTATTTCAAATTTAATAAGTGCTCTGGAAATATCTTTTATGTTTCCATAATACACTTTACCAATCTCCATTACTTCATCTAAACCAGTGTTTTGATTTGGTTGTTGAAGATATACCGATGCATCTTTTGATGCTGTTAAAAAATAGTATGCCATTATCTTACTCTACCTTTAATGTCCGTATCGGGATATTTAATTTCGAAAACCGAGGGGTCTAAAGATGGATATACTATCTTATCTTTTGTTGCCGCTTCTATATTATAAGAATTAGTAGAATATCGTCCACCACACTTATTTGTAATTTTTAACATCGGAACTGAGGATACTCCTTCAATATTTGCAATTAATAATTCTACTTCGCTCAAATTAATAGTTTGGTTAAATGTCCAATTATTCACGTCAAAATATCCTTTTAATTCGGATATACATTTTGTGATAATTTCTGATTTGTTGTAATTTTCATACGCACTAACTTCAAAATCAATACCGATATTTATAACAAATCCATCTAACACATTAACACCATCTGTAAGCATCCTATATTCATTCATATATGTTTTAAGATTTTCCTTAACACCTCTACTTAATCCTGTTAAATGCCCATTCACATCATATCCTAACAAATATAAATTGATTGCAAATGGATTGTTTTTTTCGTCTATATTTCCTTTTTTACCTATTAAAAAGTTTTGAAGTTCGTTTTTAACAGTTGCAGCTGTTGGTTCATCTGAATCAGGTTTATTTACAAAACTCATTACTAAATCGGTAAATTCTTGTAATACATTTGGTGATGCCAATATCGAAGCAGGGGAATTATTATCCAATGTACCATCTGCAATTGCGAATGATTTCGCTACCGAACCATATTTTGGCGGCATTGATAAAGCTCTTACTTGATAATCTTTTGCAGTAACTGCTCTATTCTGTGCCCCAAAATTAGCTAATGCGTTTTGTCTTATTTCCTCAATTGTTTCACCATCTCTACCACCTACCGCTGGTATTTCATTATCGATTGCCAACGAAGCTTTTGCCGCATTATATAATCCCAATTCAGCTACATTTAAAGAAGTTAAATCTTCTTCATACTCTATACCAACAATTCTAGTAATAGTTCCTTTAGCAACATTGGATGCATTTCCACCACCTACATAATAACTAACAGTCATTGTTGTATTTGATGGCGATGTTCCATATGTTTTTGTTTTTAAGAAATTCGTTGGGTCATATGCTTCTTCCAATCTACTAATGGAATTTGGTAATCCCAATCCAACGTTTTTAAGATTTGGAATTAATAATTCATCAGATGCGGATGAATCACCGGCACCAAATTGTATTGTAGTTGTTTTATCTTCATTTACTTTAGCAACAAACCTTCTTGGAGTTTTTAAAGTTTTTAACACATATGGCACGGTCGATTTAAACTGATACAAATCTGGATCGTTTAGTTCATCATTTGGCTTATCTACAAATACCATTTCTTGCGCCAAATAAGGTACTTCATACCATTTATTATTATTAGAATCTCTTACATCGTATATTTGTACTATATTAGTATCATCTATATCTATGGTTTGAAAAGGTTGATAATTTGAAAAAGTTACTTCTTTTGTTTTTATTGTAGCCGATATTGCTTGGACTAATTTTTTAACCAAATAAAAAGTTGCTTCACCAGTATTTACATCTCTTTGATATATTGTAATCTCTCTATCGGATTCATCATTAAAATCAACTCTATCGGTTGTTCTAAATTGTGTACCGTTATTTGATTGTAAAACCAATCCTTCTTTTATTCTCAAATAAAATCTCTCATCCGGTTTGTTATTAAGTCCAGTTCCAATTGATGGTAATAATTGATAAACCGATATGGTTGTTATTGCTGGAAATGACACTTTTGGTTTATATCCTAAAAATTGAGAAAGAGCTATTACACTTTTTTCATCTTCCGCATAAGGTAATAGGGATTCCTTTAATGTATCATCTATATAATATCCCAAAACATCACCAACATAAGATGCTAATTCAATGAACATCATTCCAGGCGATGTTTCATTAAAATCATTGTATGTTCTAGGAAAATAAGTTTTTGTAAAATCAATTAAATTATCTCTAAATCCCGCAAAGTCTTTATTCAGATATTTAATATCTTTACCCTTATTTTTAAAATTTTTATTTATACTTTTTATTGCCATAATTTTTAAGCCTGTACATTAAAGGTTACTACATCTAAAGACGGTGTTTCTCCAACTCTAAATTTTATTGAAACATTTACGGAATTACTATCTTTTAACGCATCAGATTGTTCAACTTCTATTTCTTCAACCGAAACATACGGTAACCATTTGGCCATAGTATCATTTATAGTTGCTTCTAGTCTTTCTGCAAAATCATCAGTATTTTGTTCAAATAACAATTCTTGAAAACCACTTCCTAAATCAGGCTGCATCACTCTTTCATATTTCTTTGTAAGTAGTAAACTTTTTATATTTGAACGTACTTGTTCGGTTGTAGTGAAAGATTGATTAAATGCTACATCAGATATTTGTATAGGCAAAGTTATTCCTATCGCGTAATCTTTAAATTGCGCTGTATCTAAAACTAACTTTTTACCTAGTACAATTGCCATTATTTCTTTTTAAATCTTTTTACAAGTTCAGAATAATCTCTATTCAATGCTTTATCAATTTCAGCTACTCCAGTATTTACACCCAATCCAGTTGGCTGTGGTCCTCTAGCTAAATCTCCATAACCCATTTTATCTGCTATTGCAGTTCTACCCACAATTGAACCCATATCACCTTGTCCAAAATTCATAGTTCTAAACCCACCATCACCTTGTGGAATTCCACCTCTTGTTTCATTTAGTATTTGATTAATCATTGGATTTTTACTAAAAGTTTTTTGCGGTAATTTTTCTTTAACCGATTCTATAACGGAATCATCTTCTAAAATAGCTTTAGCCATTGATAACCCAATTGGCTGTGGTTTAGTTGACTGTTTTCCTTCTGCTAACATTTTTTTCATTTCAGCCTTCACACCTTCCTTAATTAAAGCAGGTAATTGCTCTTTTAATTCCTCTTTAATTAGGATTTGAATGGCTTGTAATAATTTCTCAGTATTCATATGTCCTTATTTGTATGTTTATAAATATTTGAATTGATTATTTTTGGGATTTACG